AGCGATGGTATGTCTTCCGGCGCAGACATTGCTGGAACTGCTGCTGGTGGTCCGCTATGGATGATGGGTAAAGGCATGTACGACATTTCCGCCGAAGTCGGAAAGAACGTCGTGACGCTGAAAAACTTCATGCAGGGTAAAACCGAAGGTAACGCTGCGCTGAAAATCGAACCACCATTGACGCATTCGCCGGTGACAACCGAAGCCAGAACGCCACCAGCGATCGGCAAGCCAAAATCGGCTGATGGCTTCAAATCCGCTCAACAGGCAAAAGCCATTCAGGTAACACAGGAACAGACCAAAGTGATCGCCGCCAATGACGATCGCATTGTGGATGCCCTGGACGATGTGCGAGAGGAAATTAAAAAGCTATCGCATGCGTCGGGGAAAGGAGCTGGCGGGCTCATGGATTCGCTGATCCCCGGCAGGCGTAAACGCCGCAGCCGTAAACGCGGTGCGCTTTCAACTGCTGCTGATGTTGCCGACGTAGCCGGTGATCTGCTGCCGGACGGCAAAGGCAAGCCCGATACCTCTAAACCCAAGCCTAAGCCGAAAAAGAAAAGCATTCTGTCGAAAGCGCTGAGCGTTCTCAAAGGCGGCAAAAAAGCGGCAACGATTGGTGGCGTAGCAGCAACGACGGCTGCAGCCGGTGCAACGATAGCCGCAGGCAGCATGGCGGGCAGTGAAACGACTAAAGCAGGTGAAAAAGCCACACAGGCTGCAGCAGAGAAAACCGCTGCAAAAGGTGGGATAAAAGTCGCTGAAAAAACCACGGAAGCCGCAGCGGAGAAGACCGCAGAAAAAGGCGGGCTGAAAGTGGCCGGTAAACTCGCCGGTAAAACGGCTCTTAAAGCGATCCCGCTGGTCGGAACCGTGCTCGGCGCTGGCATGGACGCATACGAAGGCTACAACGACACAGCGGGGCAGCAGAGGGCCTTTGGCCTTAAAGAAGGCGCGACCGTCAGCGGCAGACAGAAGGGCGAGTACACCGCAGCAAATGTGCTGAACATGGGCGGGCTGGTATCTGGCGCGTCCGGGCTACTGGCGTCCGGAGCGTCAGCGCTGGGTATGGACGGCGTGGCGAAGTCACTGACCTTTGATACCAGCGACATTGCGAAAGGGCTGGATTCCGGGCTGAGCAAAGTGGGCGACATGTTCAGCGCCTTCTCAACCAGCGCGTCGGGCGTCTATGACAAGCTGACCGGCACCAGCGCGGAGCAGACGAAGGCGATCACCGATGGCACCACGAAAACCGTCACGGCTATAAATCGTCTCGGTACACAGCTGCAGGGTGGCGAGTGGGGCGAGGACGGCGTAGGTACGCAGGGCAAAAACGCCGCTGATTATGCCGACGTGGCGCAAAACAGCATCGGCGCAGATCTCAATGTGGGCGGCGCAAATGCAAAGGTTCGTTCCTTCCGCAACAACAACTTTGGCAACCTGAATTATGTGGGACAGGAGGGCGCAAGCCTGGAGGCCAAAAACGGTAAAGGTGAGGCCCGGTTCGCTAAGTTCAACACGCCAGAAGAAGGATTCAGGGCGCTGGCGAATCAGCTGACAAGTTATTCAGAAGGCACCTCTAAAGCAGCTGGTTACAAGAAGCTGAATACCGTGCAGGACATCATCAAGCTGTACGCGCCGGAGAGTGAAAACAACACGTCACAGTACGTGGACTCACTCTCGAAAAAGCTGGGCGTGCGTGGCGATCAGCAGCTGGACCTCAAAGATCCTAAAGTCATGACGCAGATGATGCGTGGCATTGCCACCATCGAAGGCGGCAACCCGCAGGTCACGAACGACTTCATGATGAACGCCATCGGCCACAATGAAAATGGCAAGTGGGTCGGCGGGAAATTCAGTGACGAATCCCTTAAGTCGGTGAATGAAGCGCGTGCGAAGCAGGGCCAGGCACCCATTGCGGTGGACTCACTCTACTCTGCTGGCGACAAAGTGAAGCTGACGGCTGGCGCAGGGGCCGCCGCCGCCGCACCGGCTGCTATTCCCGCACCCGTACCTGCACCCGTGCCAGCGCCTGCAGCATCGCCTGCAGTGGCCCCGGCAGCGCCCACGGCCTCGCAGGTTGCTGCAGCAAAAGAAGCCGGTAAGGATAAGCCGGCTAACGGCGCGGCGGACAAGATCAAACACGCTGGAGCAGGCGCATGGGGGCAGGTCAAAGCCCTGAATGAGTGGGCTGACGGGAAAGTGCAGGGCGCAACTGAATCCCTGGGCGTGGCCGGTATGTCCCGCAAACGTCCTACCAGCGGCCTGTCCCTGCCTGGTGGTGAATCTCTTCCCGCGGGCCTCCAGCTGGCCGCGCTGGCGCCCGATCAGATTGCCAGCCGCTCACGTCCCGCTGCTGTATCTCACGTCTCGACCGGCAGCGTGCGAGCCCGTCCAGGCTCTGCAACCTCTGATGCACCGATTACTGTGGCCAGCACCCGGACACCCGCCGCCGCACCGGAGTCCAGCGGCCTGTTTGATCGCATGCTGGGCGGTGCAAGGGACGGAGTGAACGCCGTCAGCGCTTCGATCATGCCCGCCATCAGTGACACATTCAGTCAGACGCTGGGTGGCTTCAGCGGCAATGACATGATCAGCAGCGTGCTGGACCATGCAGGCATTACCGATCCCGGCGTGCTCCGTGCCATTGCACCGCTTACAAGCAAGGCTGGCGGCTGGCTCGACAGTGGCACTGAGTCGCTGGTCAGCGCCGGGAAGTCATACCTGAGCGGCGCCAGTGCGGCGCAGACAAGGCCTGTACAGCAGCCTCTGCTGAATCACCCGGCGCAAATCCAGAATGTGACCGATCTCCCGCGCAGCGGCATGCGTCCGATGATGAGCGGTGACGCCAACAGTCACGATCAGGACATGCTCAAAGAGCTGAAAGGCATGCGCACCCAGCTGGAGGCACTACTGGGCGTCACGAAGAAGAAAAGCGATACCGCGCCGGACAAAGTGGTCAACACGGCGCAACCGGCTCCCCGCACGTCATCAACCCTGAGCATCAACGACCCGGCGCTCAACGAACTCCTGCAGGACTAACACATGCAAAACGAAATTGACTGCCTGATGCGCGTAGATCAGGGCGGGGTAGTGGTGAAAGCCGGGGAGTCAGACGCCTGGCTTGCCCGGCTTGAGGAATGGCTGAGGACGCCGCAGGGCAGCGTTTACGGCCTACCCGGATGGGGTAACACCATGCAGGACTACAAACATGAGCCAGTCGGCTCTGAGACCGGCCATTTAACCGAAGTCGCTATTGAGGCCGCACTGATTAAAAAGCTGCGTATCGATCTGCCAGGGCTGGGGCTACGAGCTATCCGCTGCGCGCCGCAAAACGTCGATACGTGGCAGATCACCTTTATCACATCTTACGGCCCGCTGGCCGTGTCCATGAACAAAAGTTAACCGGGGTAAATTGTGAGTATTCAGGAATTACTGGAAAAGTTTAACGGCCAGCTGCAGGCCAACAGCTGGTGGAGAAAATTCACCAACAGCCAGTTCATTCAGATGATGGCTGTGTTTGGGGCGCAAATTATCTACGCCGCGCAGACTACCGCTGAGCGCGGCCTGACGGAGGGGTTTATCTCCACAGCAACGAAGCGCTCAAGCATTCTGGCCGCAGCCGAAGATCGCAACTATCTCGGCCATTTAATCACGCCGTCATGGGGTAGTGTGAAGATCACCAACAAAACGGATGAAGTCATTCAGCTGCCAATTTATGCGGAATTTCTGTCCAATGCGCAGCTGCCCTACGTTACAACTGACGTGGTGATCATCCCTGCTGGCGGCAGCGTCGTTGTGAACGACGTCCGCCAGATGGAACACGTCAACGTGTCATCCGCGATCGACGCCGAAGCGCCGTTTTACACGGTAATGCTGCCGCGTGACATCACGGAGGAAACCGTCTCGATGGATGTGTTTGTGACGGAAAACGAGAACAAATCGCTATGGGAAAATAACCCGCTGTTTCGTCTATCCCGTGGGTCCAGCCAACATTACGTGCTGGTTTACAAGCCGTCTGAGCAGCTGGGCGTGCGCTTTGGTGACGGTGCGATCGGCAAGATGCCGAAGACCGGCAGTAAGGTCGATCTGGATGTGTGGTGCAGCCGTGGCGACACCACACTGACGCAGGGCCAGAAGCTGACACCTGCAGGCAACATTGCCGACATGAACAGCAAGATTGAGGTTGTGACCATGACGCCAATCACGGGCGGCAGCGGCTTCGAAAGCACGGAGGAAACGCGCAACCGGGCGCAGTACTACGTGGCGTATGACGAGCAGGTAGTCTGGGGTGGTGACTACAAGTACTTCCTGAATCGTGCAGTGCCGGGTATGTCCTGGATCAGTGCCTGGGGTGAGCAGGAGCAGGAGATTTCAACCGGCATTAAGTCACTGAGCAACATCAACACGATCTTCTTTTGCGGGCATAAACCGGGCTACACGCAGGCTGAGCTTGAGACCATGATCATGACGGCTATCAAGGCTATTCCCAATGAGATCAACAAAAAATTCCGCTACGTTTCGACACAGGAGGAGCCATTTACGATCTCACTAACCGCGCTGGCGAAGAAGAACGTCATTCTGTCAGACGCAAAAAAAGCCGTTCAGGAGGCGCTTGAGGCTCGTTTCGGACGCGATGCCACAACGTTTGGCGACAGCGATCAGAATGGCGTTGCAGCCGGTAAGCATTTCTCACAGGTGCAGGTGAAAGACCTGTGGCGCGTGATTGAGGAGCTGAACCTGTTTATCTCCTATGAGCTGACCCCGCACGATATGAAAACGGCCCTGCAGCTGAATGATTTTATCTATCTCGATGTGGCTAACTCCACGTTTGATATTAACTACCTGTAAGGCACGGCCATGATCAGAAACTGGGTAAAAGACCGTCTTACGAAGGAAAAACAGGGCTCTGAGTTGTGGTCGGGGTTTGCTAACGCGCTACAGGATATTTTTGAGGACACGGTAGAGCCGATTCTGGAGCGTATTACTAACCGCAAAAGCTACTACACGATGGACAAGGACGATCTGACGCTGCGCATGAGCGAATATGGCCGCTTCTTTATCGTGGCGGAGACCACGGACACCAGCAGGCCCGTGCTGCTGGCGCAGCGCCTGGACGAAGTGCATTTTAAAGGCACCGATAAGCCGATCACTTCAACTTTCTGGCGCGAGTTCGATAACCTGCCGGTCAGCTGGCAGGAGCTGTATGCGCCTGTGGATCAGGAG